TCTCGGACTCCTCTGAACGGCCCATCTGTCCTCCTTACGCGGGCCCGACGGCCCGAAGTTTCGCCTTCGCCGCGTCGTCAACTGCTGTGGCCACGTCATCGGGGTTGGCGGCGGGCGAATCAAGATCGGCGTTATAGGGGATCCCCACGTAGTCCTCCCAAGCCTTTTTCGCGGCTGCCTTGGCTGCTTCCCCTGACAGCGCGCCGATGCCGACCAGCTTCTCCAACCCAGTCGACAGGTTCAGCAGCACCTGCGCGGTGATCTGGCTATCCGCCGCAGCGATCTCCGGGCCGGTCACCATCACCGACTGCGCCGCCGGGATCTCATAGCTCTGGCCAGTCTTCGGATCAACCGCCTCCACAGTGGCCGAGAGCCGCTTGGCGACCACGGCCTGGTCGACCGCGAACCGGACCAGCTCGGTCTGATAGCCAAGCCACGTCTTCTGGACCCCGCCGACGCGGCGGCGGACCGGCTCCGCCATCGTCAGCGACGTGGCGCGGTTGGCGTCCTCCGGGTCCGCCAGCCACGTCTTCGCCAGCCCCGCACCGCCAGCAACCATCGTCAGCACGTTCTTCCCGGCGATCGAGTCCTCCTCCGCGCCGGTCTGCGCCTGCTTGGCCTCCCACTTCACGCTCTGGTTGTGGACCTCGACCGACCCGGACGGGGGGATCGCAGTGCCGCCACGCTGCGAGATGAACGCGTCGACCTCGCTCTGGCCGCCCTCCACGGTCACATCCCAGACCAGGTACCGCATCAGCGCGGTCCGGTCGATCAGGTTGCTGAGGACCGTGTCGTAGTTGTCGAGCCAGTCCAGGACCGGCATGAGGAACGGCATGCTGCGCTTGTCGCTGAGCAGCGTCTTCCACGGCGTCCAGAACATCGCCTCCCCGCCGCGCAGGCCGGTCGCGTCGTCGACCTGGGCGACGGTGAGCGTCCGGTCCTCCCCATTGGTGCCACCCCAGCGGAACAGCACCTGGTTCGGCCACAGCGCGTTCCCAGCGACCAGGGTCACGTCGGTGACCCATGAGGGGTCGATCGGGGCCAGCCGCACCACCCCGCTCATGGGACCCTGCATCAGCTCGATCAGCGTCTCCCCGTTCAGCAGCTGGTCGCGGAGCCACAGCTCCTGGGTGCCGAGCGTGTTCCGTGGGTCGGTCCAGAACGCCTCCGCGACGCGGCGCACGTCCGGGTTGGTGGCCTGCAACGACAGGCCAGAGTCGCCGACGCAGAAGCTGGTGTAGGTGTCGACGATCGCGCGGGCCATCGGGTTCGCGCGGTACGCCGCCACCGAGTACGCCCGAGCTTTCTCCTGCGTCCAATACGGCACCGGCCGGCCAGCGGTCCCCGCCAGGGTCCATCCGCGGTCCCCGTCGATCGGGTCGACCCCGCTGGTGCCGAGCATCGCGCCGGTGGCGACGAGCTGCTCGGGGGTCGCCTCCGTCGCCCGCGACGGCCAGAACCATGAGCGCATCAGCCGACCGCCCTCGGCCGCCGCTGGTCGGCAGGCTGACCGGTGGCAGGCTCGGCCTTCGGCTGGGCTGGGGTGCTGGCCTGCGCAACGATCGCCACGACGACCAAGGCCGCGCCGGCCAGGAGCAGCGCCCACCAGCCACCCGCCAGCCCAGCCACCGCGATGATCAGGCAGACCAGCCCGGCCGCGCCGATCAGGTTCGTGGCGAGCTGGCCGCCGAGGTGGGGAACGCGGATGCGGATCTCACGGGTCTCCATGCGTTGCTTCCCTCCAGTCACAACTTCAGCCGTCTGGTTGGCCGCCAGACCTCGACCCGGACCTCACCCTGCGTCGACCGGGCCGTTGCCGGTGCGGGCTGGTCGGCGGGCATGGTCGCCGCCGCCTCCAGCGCGAGCACCGCACCGATCCCCGCGTCGATCTTCAACCCGTTCGGACCTTTCACGAACACGAACTTGGTGCGCCCGTCATCGTCGTCGTCACGGATCCGGACCTTCCGTTTGTGCATCGCCAGGACCTGCTCCGTCAGCACCGCCGAGCCGTCATGGGTCAGCGCACCCTCAACGATCGCGGTGGAGAACCGGTCGCACGCCCGCCACATCCGCGTCGCCTGGTTCGTGTCAAAGATGACGACCCGTTCCTCGCCGTACTCCTCAGCCCAATCCTCGATCTCGGTGCCCCACTTCGCCGGGTCGCACAACTCCAGGCCAACTCGCCAGAACGTGAACGCTTCCTGCTGCCGGGCGCGCACGTCCCGGCGGGGGATCCGCCAGCCACGCGGCGCCCCATCCGGACGCTGCCACACGTCGATCTGGAACAGGTGCGGCTTCCCATCGACGAGAGTGCAACCGATCAGCGCGGTGCAGTCATCCGAGATCGACCCGTCAAACCCGATCCCGATGAACATGCCAGCCGGGACGGTGATGTCGGGGCGGGCGAGCTCGGCCCACCGTCGTGCCTCGACGGCCTGATGCCGATCATCGACGTTGCGGTTGAAGTAGAACCGCTGGGAATCCTCCCAGGTCGTCTCCGGATCCCGGACCTCCAGCACAAGCCGGTCCAGGTCGACCCAGCCCCCCTTTTCGATGCTCGAGTCGGCATAGGGAACGGTCAGGGCCTGCTTGAGGACCGAATCATCGTCGGTCTCGGCGACCTGTGGGGCCTCGACCGCGTCATAGAACAGTCCGGCTGCCCCCTCCATCGCGGCCTTGTGGGTGCCCTCCGCGACCGAGTTCTCCCCCGGCGCGAAGCTGTTGGTCGTCTCGTAGCTGCGACCCCGCATCTTCGCGACGTTCCGGCGGAGCGTCCTAGCGAGCTTCAACCCGCCATTGGTCGGGGTCCACAGGTGCGTCTCGTCCATGACCGCATAGGTGACCCGCTGCCCCTCACGCGACCCGGCCGCGGCGGTCACCGGCTCGAGCTTGCCACGCCGGTTCCGTAGGAAACACCGCGTCAGGCCATGGTCGATGTTGAGCTCGTCAGCCGCACGGCCATTGTTGGCGGACAGGAACTCGTACAACGCCGAGTAGGTGTTGTCGGTCTGGTCCTCGCTGACCGCGGCGATCTGCACCCACGCGGGCGGGTCACCCATCGTCCCCCACGGCCGACCGACCGGCTCCCCCCGGGCATCCCACCCATCGAAACGGACCGGGCCCGCCAGCTCCGCGATCGCCTTGGCGGCCTCAAACGGCGACTTCCCCCAACCCTTCGACCGTCGACTCTGACCCCGCCGGAAGATGAACCGGCCCATCGGATCGACCGCGAACCAGCGGACCAGCAGCGTCGCCTGCTCCGAAGTCAGCACCAGCGGCTGCGCCGGATCATTCGGTGACGGCAGCAGATCCGACAGCCAGTCCAGCAGCACCCAGCCCAGCGACGGCAGCCTATCCGAGATCAGCGACCCGGAGTCCCTCGTAACGGCTCGCCCGCGCGCCGTCGCGCTGTTCGGAGACCTCATCGGCGGTGACCTCCCAACGCAACCGCAACATCGCCATCGGGGAAAGGCCAAGCCGGTCCTCAAGCTGGCGTGCCTCCGGCAGGAGCTTCTCGTCCAGACGCTCCTCAGCGGGGATCAGCACCCGGACATACCGCGCGACGGTTCGGGTCCAGCCCTGCCGTTCCCACGCGACCGCCTGCGGCGTATGCCACAGCTTGGTCCACAACCGCGCCTCAGCATCACTCGGATCGACCTCGAGCGGCCAGGACGGCGCACGGCCGCGGCGGCCCTCAGCCGGCAGCTTCAGTGTGTTTGCCATCGGCGCGTTCCGCCGCCGACGCTGACTCTCCGGCTTCGGGATCGTGTTGCCAGGTCCAGCCATGTCAACGCTCCACGGACGTACACAAGGCGCGGGGGGTATCGCGGGGGTGAGGCGGGTCGGTCCGAACGGACTTCGACCCGGGGGGTTAGCGTCGAGCGAGTCGCGCGCCGAGTGCTGAGTTCAGCGAACGGCAGATGACCATGAGCGGTCCCGCCTCGTTGTGGCTCAGGGCAACCGGGTCGACATGCTCGGCGGTTAGGTCGCGGCTTGGGTGTGGTTGGTGCTCATGGCCTGCGAGTCCAAGGCACTGCCAACCATAGGCGGCGACATGGTCGGTCACTGCTTGTGCTCGGCGTTGCTGTTCGGCGTAGGTGCGGCGCATGGGTCGCCTGCCATCCTTGGCCTGCTGCCATACGGTCCGACAGGTGGGGCAGCGGGCCGCGGTCTTGCTGCCACGCCGCACCGGGATGAGTTGCCGAGTGGGACAGGGGATGCCGACGGCAGGGCCTGCACAGGGTCGGCTGGGACTCATGGGGACACTCCACTTAGCGGGCAGTGAATCATAGCGGCGACCGGTCATGCAACCATCTGCCTGCGGGTTTGCTGGATCACCACCAGTTCCCGGTCTATGCGCATATCGGGCATGCCGCTCATCCGGCCGCCTCGCGGTAGCGGACGACCTCGACCATGGGCAAGTGCAGCATTGGGACCATGCGGGTAGTAGCCACCGTTCCGTCGCGCATGAACCGGTTGCCTTGCTCGTTCTTCTCGAATTCGGTGATCTCCATGCTGACGGGGCCTTGGTAGCTACCACCATCATGGACGGAGCGGGGCGTCCAGGCGATGGTGACGCCGGCGCATTCGTTGATGTTGACGCCATGTTCCTTGAGCCATGCTCGGAGTTCTGGCCACAACACTCCATCGCTCATCTGGTCTCCCGTTTGGGTGGGTCGAGTTCCCGCTGGAACCTGGCGAGGTCGTAGGCGAGTGAGTCGCACATCCGGTCGCGGAGTTTGCGGAGTAGCTTGGTTTCGGTGTCGCCGTTGCGGTCGCGGGTGTCGGCGATCTGTGGTGGGCGGTCTTGGGGGCGGCCGAGCCAGGGGCCTTGGTCGGGGCCCCAGTCGAGGCGGCCGGTGACGGGGTCGCCGCCGCGCTGCCAGGTGCGCAGGTCTGCCTGGCCGGGGCCGTAGGGCGCGTCGGCCTGCGCCTG